GATTGTATTCCTATATTGAAATTTTAGACAATGCCCCAAACTTGAATGATAGGGATTGGCCAATTGACATTGAGATTACAACACTAGCAAATAGTGATGCAATGGTAAAACAAGCACTTAGAATGATGGTTGCTGATATGTTTGAAATGAGACAAAATGAAATCATTGGAAGCGTTAAGCAATTAAGTAGAGGTACACAATACCAGATTTCACTAGTTAGCCAAAGAACAGAAATATGATGAACATTGGCCGGTTAGATAGAAAAATTGTAATTGAGAGCCAAACGTTTTCAACAAATTCTATTGGTGAATATACATCAAGTTGGTCTACTTTTCACACGGCCTTTGCGTCTGTAAAAAATGTATCAGGGATTGAGAAAGTAGAAGCGGATCAAATAACGGCCACAAATAAAGTCCGTTTTAAAATACGGTTCTTTGATGGTATAAACGAGGCTATGCGAGTTTCTTACAATGGTAGTTATTACGACATTATAGAAGTACAAGAATTGGACCGCGAAGGGTTATTTTTCACAGCAACAAAGAAATTGTGAGTTTTAAGATAGAGGGCATACAAGATGTATCACGTGAAATCAAATTACTATCAAGCGACAAGATGAAACGTAGCGAAATACTCAAGGTTTTAAGGCGTCAAGCTAAGCCAATGATGCAAGCTATGAGGCAAAATGCCCCGGAATCTGACAATGTAATTGTGGTTAGAAATGATGTATACTATCCGGGGAACTTAAAAAAATCTATTGCCATAAAAACATCACCTTCAAAGAAATACCCAAATGTTTTAGTTGGTCCAAGATATGGCAAAGGTGCTAATAAGTATGATGGATTTTATGCGTGGTGGATAGAGTACGGAACGGGGACCCATCAATCAAACCCAACCGGGGGCAAAAACTTTGTGCAAAGAACTTGGATACAAAAAGGCGAAATAATGCAAACCCAGGCCAGCACACAATTAAAAAAATACATTGATAAAAAAGCAAAAACATTAAATTTATGAAAATAGAATTATTACAAGATCACGCCGTGGCAATAAGAGTATTGCCACAAGGAACACAATTAAGGGTATCCAACAAGTTGGGCAAAGAATTAATTGATTTAGGTGTTGCAAAAAGTTTCGATGGATATACCAAAGAAGAGCAAGTAGAGCACATTTTAGAAATTGCGGCTGATAACGAAGAGACGCCAATAGTTAAAAAAATTACAAAAAGAAAAAAGCAAAGTAATTAAGTTTGCAATAATAAAAATAATAAGATATGTCAAGTACTGGGATCCTTAACGGAACATTAGCAAAAATACAAGTTGGCGGCGTTACAGTTGCACATCTAACTTCAAATAGTTTAACACTAGACCACTCTACACGCGATAGTTCTACAAAAGACTCAGCGGGATGGAAAGAGAGTTTAGAAGGCCAAATTTCTTTCAGCGGATCGGCTGAAGGTTTCTTTGCTGAAGACGCAAGTTATGGTTATGAAGACCTATATGGTTCTTTTATAGCAAGATCAAAAGTTGTTGTGACTTGGACTACTGATGTATCAGGTGATCAAGAATATAGCGGAGATTGTTACATTACTTCACTTGAAAGAACTGACGGGCTTGAGGAATCAAGTACTTTTTCTGTATCATTAGAAGGAACTGGAGCAATTACAAAAGCGGCAGTAGTTTAGTAGATATTTTTTAGTTCGTATACAAATAAAGGGGGTGGGTTTTTGCCCATCCTTTTTTTATATATAAAAATTATGATTAAAATTAAAAACAAAGAGTACAAATTTAAATTCGGTTTCAAAGCAATACTATTGTTTGAAAAGGAAAGTGGAAGCAGTATTTCCGCAATGGGTGAAAACATTAAAATGGCTGACATTGTTGATGTTGCTTATGCGGGCCTACAAGCAGCCGGGGAGAAGGTTACAAAGGATTTCATTATTGATGCAATTGATGATGATATGAGCCTTTTAAACGTGTTCACAGAAGCTATGGCAGAAGATATGGCGGCTATGAACAATTTGAAGGCAGAAGCAAAAAAGCAAAACAACCTTTGATTAATTGGATACGGGGTTTTGTCCTGGGTGCATTGAAGCAAAGCCCCGCATCCTTAGAAAATTATTCACTGGTTGAAATCCTAGATGCTTACTATGGTCACCAAATGGACCAGAAAATAAGTGAGCGGGTACATTGGGAAGCTGCTAGGTTTGTTTCATTCGTGGCGTTAAAAGCGGCGGGCAATAAAAGAATGAAGAGCCCAACTGATTTAATGAAATTTGAATGGGAGAACATCAGCACACCGAAAGGCACCAACGGCAACGGCTGGAGCAAAGAAGAACTGCAAAGGTTAAAAGAAAAAAAACCAAATTGGTTTAAGTAAAAAATGGCAAAGAAGAGCATCAATATAAGAGCGGGTTTTGATATGAAGGCGTTTAGCACGTCTTCTCAAAACTTAACAAGAAGTCTAGAAAGCACCGGTAAGAAAATGAAATCGGTGGGAAAGTCAATGTCTATGTCATTGACAGCTCCAATAGTAGCACTTGGCGGGTTAGCTGTTAAAACCTTCGCAGACTTTGAACAATCTATGGCCAAGGTTAAGGCCATAAGTGGTGCAACGGGCAAAGACTTTGAAGCATTAACACAAACCGCAAAAGATCTTGGTATTTCAACCAGGTTTGCAGCTAGTGAAGTTTCAGACTTGATGCTTAACTATTCAAAGCTAGGTTTTTCATCTGATGAGATTCAGAAAATAACAGCATCAACACTTGACCTTGCACTTGCAACGGGTGAAGATTTGGCAACTTCTGCAATGGTTGCGGGTGGTACGCTTAGAGCATTTGGGCTTGACGCTTCACAAATGGGAATGGTTACCGATGTAATGGCCAAATCCTTTTCAAGTTCAGCACTTGATCTAAACAAGTTTCAAGTTTCGATGGGTTCAATTGCCCCGGTTGCGAAGGAACTTGGCCAAAGTTTACAACAAACAACCGCACAACTGGGGTACTTGTAAACAATGGAATAGAAGCGTCAACGGCGGGCACTATGCTTAGAAATATGATGCTGAAAGCCACAAAAGATGGTTTTAGTATGGATGAAGCATTGCAAGACATTGCAAGTTCTACTGATAAAGCGGGCACATCACTAAAATACTTCGATACCAGAGCAACGGCAACGGCTTTAGTTTTAGCTGACAATATTAAGGCCGTTAAAGGCTTGAATGATGAGTTGCTAGACTCTGAGGGTTCAGCCAAAGAGATGGCTGATATCATGGATAAAACCCTGGAAGGGGCTATGATGAAATTGAAATCTGCAACTGAAGGGTTGGGGATTGCATTTGGTGAAATATTAGCACCGGCTATTGGTAAAATTGCAGGTTTCTTATCAGATATGGCAATGCAGTTTGCAGACCTTTCCGCTGGAACAAAGAAAACAATAGTTATAATTGCGGCACTTGCTGCGGCAATAGGGCCATTGATATTTTTAGTTGGGGGGTTATCCGCGGCGTTTGCTTTCTTACTTGCAAATCCTATCATTTTAGCTATCACCGCCATTGCATTAGCGGCTGGGGCATTAGCTATGAGTATGGTTGATGTAAATGATAAAATTAAAGAAGTATCAGAAAGCAGTAAAATTTTAACCAAAGCATCAGAAGAAGCAACAAGGCAAATATCAGGCGAAACAGAAAGAGTCAAAAGCTACTATGATGCATTAAGGCAAACAAATAAAGGGTCACAAGAAAGGGCGGATTTAATAGATACCATAAATAGAACTTATGGTACTACATTACAAAACCTTGAAAATGAATCCGATTTTGTCAAGCAATTAGATAGCAGTTATGCTGATTTAATAAAATCCTTAAAAACTAAAATAAAACTTAGTATACAAGAGGATGCACTTACTGAATTGATGAAAGTTGAATCTGGGATACAATCTTTGATTGATAATTTAGAATCAAGAACATCAAATTTTGAGTTTAAAAGTAGTGGCCCAACCTTTACAGATGCGGGTGGCAATGAAATGTCTATTGCAAGAGATGAGCGGAATAAAGAATTTGGTTTAATGAAAGCCGAATTAATGAAGCAATATAATGCATTAAACGACAATATAGTTGCACAAGAAAAACTGTTATCAGGATCGTTTTTTGAAAATTTGGCCGATGGAGTAACAAACGCTGGTGGTAAAGTAGAAAAAGGAATAGCGAAAATTTCTAAAGCAATTGGCGGGCTTACAACTATTAAATCTTTTACATTACCGCCAATAGATTTAAAAATAAACGTTCAAGGACCAATTGAATTTTTGGAATTAGACACATCAGGTATTCTATCTGATTTTGAAGAACTTGGAAAAGAAATGGGGGCGGCACTTTCAAATGGCTTAAAAGATTTAGCAACTGAGGGGCTGGCTAGTTTAGGTTCTTTTATTGGGGATTCATTAACCGCCAACACAATGATGGAGGACCAATTGAGACAAACTGAAAATCATTATAATAAAATGATTCAAGCGGCTCAAGGTAATGCAGATGAAATATCAAGAATAGAACAAGAAAAACAAGCAAAAGTTGCTGAAATACAAGAGTCGTTTTCGTTTGATAATAGGGTTCAAGACTTTGGGCGTGGGTTGCTTGATTCCATTGGTAAGTTTATGGGCCAATTTGGTGAAGCTATGATTGCTTTAGGTATTGCAGAGTCAGCACTAGGCAAAGCCATTGCTTTAGGGCCAGCGGGGGCACCACTTGCAATTATTGGCGGT